TTATAATTCAGAATTTAAAGATAAATTTTATAATATGGATTGGGGAATATCACATTCCGCATTTACATCCGAACCTTTTGGATATTCTATATTTGAGGCAGTGGATAGAGGTAAATTACCTATAATACATACTAATTGGTGTAAAGATTTTGATTATCCATATCGTGCTTCATCTAAAAAGGAATTTAGTGATATTTATAGTGAGATTACTTCGCAATCATACGAAACGAAATTATTTTGGTTTAATAAAATAAAAACGTTTATGAAACGAAATTTTACTGATAAGGATTATTGGATAGAATCTTTATTGGATATTTATAACATATAGGAGAAAAATGGCAACATTAACATCAGGTAATACATTAAGTTTAAACGGATTAGCATCAGCAACTGGTCAAAGTACAAAATCACTTTCAGCAGCAAAAGGTAATACAACCGGTCCTATTGCAATGTCATCATTTGCAATTGATTCAGTAGGTTCAGTTAGTGGATATACTTACGCAGTAGAAGGTACAACTGAAACTTATACATTAGGTTTTAGTGGCGATGGTGCTAATTTTAATAGAATTAGTGGTAGAGCAGCAAACTTTACATGGAGTGTACCTGCAGGTTCATATATCACATTAGGAACTAATAGTGGTGCAAGTTGTACATTTAGTGTATCTAATATGAATCCTCAATCTCCAAGTGCTCAAGCAGTATTACAATCTATACAATCTAATACCATTAGATGCGTATTTAACGATGGATTTAACGACCATATTGGTATAGGTAATGGATATGGTGCTAATAGAGATAAGACAGTTTATTCGGTGGATTCTTATGATGGTAACTCCGTTGCACTTTGTCTAACATCAGATTCTCCAATCTTAATGGCAGATGGAACTATAAAAGAAATTGGTGAGATTGAAGAAGGTGATGTATTGAAAGGATTTGCAATTGGTGGTTTAGATGAAAATTCAGATGGAACATTCTATGATTGGTCTACATCAACTTTAAACACAACTGCTAAAGATGTAACTGTTGTAAATGTAGTATATTCTTTCACAGGAAAATATTATAGTATTAATAATGGCCAAATCACTGCAACATCAGAACACCCACTTTTAGTTAAAGAATTATCAAGTGGTGATTATAAATTCAAACAAGTATTCTTATTAGAGGTTGGTGATAAATTAGTTAAATCAACTGAAAACGGATTAGAAGAAATAGATATAACTTCAATTACAATAGAAAATGAAACAACTGAAATTGTTTCAATTGACGTTGAAGAAAACGATACATATTTAGTTAATGGGTATATCACCCACAATAAAGGTGCTAACTCACATAGTGATTTAGGTGCACCATCTGCTCCAACCGGATTAGCATACTCATCACCACGTGTTGATTGGACTGCTGTGACAGGAACTGGTACAACTGGTGTTACTGCATATGATGTACAAATTGATAACAACTCTGATTTTAGTTCACCAACATTAGATTATTCAGAATGGAGTACAACTGGGTTAGAGGTTAATTCACTTTTATCTGCAGGAACTTACTATTGTAGAGTTAGAGCAATTGACCACGGATTGAAAAGTAACTGGTCTTCTACCTTAACATTTACTAGATAATAAAATTACGTTTCCGAAATTTTGGTATATTTATATATACAATTATTAAAATTAAAATAATATATCAAAATGGAAGAACAAATTAAGTTTACGGAACAAGAGATTAAAGAAATCAACGATTTAAGATTTGAAGTTGGTTCAGTTTTTACTCAATTAGGCCAAATTCAGATTGAAAAACGTAAGAGATTGGAAGAGTTAGAACAAAACGAAACCAGTTTATTAGAAAAATATACTGAATTAGTTGCTAAAGAAGATATCCTATTCAAAGGATTGAACGAAAAATACGGAGATGGTGATTATGACCCAAATACTGGGATATTCACACCAGTCCAAAAATAATATCATCGTTACGCATATCAAAAAATAATATTTTAGAAAAAGTAATTTATACTTATATGTGTATCATTACACAAACTTTAATTAGGAGTAAATAAAATGGCAGAAAAGATTGTATCACCTGGTGTATTCACAAGAGAAAATGACCTTTCATTCTTAGCACAGGGAATTGGAGAAATAGGAGCAGCAATAGTAGGACCTTTTGCTAAAGGACCGGCGTTCTTACCAACTGTGGTTAATACACAATCAGAATTTGAGGAAATATTCGGTACACCTGATGGAACATACTATACAGGGTACGCAGTTCAAAATTATTTAAGAGAAGCAGGGACAGTAACTATTGTTCGTGTAGGCCACGTTGGTGGATACTCTCAAGTTGCACCCATTGCAATAGCAGTTAGTGGTTCAGATACCGGTATTAAAATTATTGGAACATTACATTCAACTAAATCGGGTTCAATCGATGTTGGTTTGACTGGTTCAGTAATTACTACCAACGCATCTGCTTCTGCTTTCCAAATTAGTGGTTCTAACTTAGGATACAACCAATCTGCATCTATTGACCCTGCAGCAGGTAATGATTTATCTGATGTATTTGGTGAAAGTGCATTTGGAACTAAGAAAGCATACACTTACACATATTTCGAAAAAACTGCAGTTGATGCAGTTTCACATGATTTAACATCTGGTTCGGTAGTAACTTTAATTCAATTACCAACTCAAGATTTTACAAATGATGTTCAAAACGCAACTACTCCTTGGGTTAAATCTCAATTGATTAGTGGTGAAAGACATGATTTATTCCGTTTCCATACATTAGGAGATGGTAACCCATATAACACACAATATAAAATCGGTATTTCAAACGTAAAAGCAGCAGGTGAATCTGCAGCAACTGATTACGCTACATTTACTGTGACAGTTCGTGGTTTTGCAGATACTGATAAGAAGAAGACGGTATTAGAAACATATAATAACGTAAACTTAGACCCTGCATCTCCAAACTACATTGCTAAAGTAATTGGTGATAGACACGTAACTATCGATTCAAATGGTAAACAAAATGAAACTGGTGATTATGCAAATCGTTCTAAGTTCATCAGAGTAGAAGTAAAAGAAGAAGGTTCATTCCCAATCATCGCTGGTCCATTTGGTCACGCAGGTTATGATGCACCTATTTACACAACAACTGGTACGATTGCTTCGGTTATCTACTCAACTGGTTCTGCTGTAAACACATCATCTTCAACAACTAAATATTCTGGTATTGATTTAGAAACTGCAACAGTTAAAATCAACAACAATCAATATTTAAAACCAATTCCTGCAAATGCAACAACTGATAGTATCTTCGCATTTGATGCATCAATTAATGCTTATGCAAATGGTGAAGTAAAATCAGTAAACTTAGCATACGAATTGACTGGTTCAAATTCAACTGATATTGCTAAAAGACAATTTGTATTAGGTTTTCAAGGTGGATTTGATGGTGTAACTCCAACAAGAACAATTGATAAAGGAACTGAATTAAGTGAAGGAAACTCACAAGGATTTGATTTATCTACTTCAATTGCAAGTGGTTCGGTTGCATATGTAAAAGCAATCAACGCAATCTCTAATCCTGATGATTTTGATATCAACTTAATTGCAGCACCTGGTGTAGTTCGTAGATTACATTCATATGTATTCGATTACATTTCTGAAATGTGTGAAGGTAGAGAAGATGTATTCTTTATCGGTGATGTAACATCAATAAACGATACTATTTCACAGGCAGTAGAGCAGGCAGGAAACGTTGATTCTAACTACGTTGGTACATACTACCCATGGGTTAAAACAATCGATAGAAACACTAATAAATTAACTGCAGTACCACCATCAGTATTGATGCCAGGTATATACGCAGCAAACGATGCTGTAGCAGCAGAATGGTTCGCACCAGCAGGTTTGAATAGAGGTGGTATCGTTGGAGCAGTTTCAGTATTGAATAGATTAACACATTCTGAAAGAGATGAATTATATGAAGGTAAAGTAAACCCAATTGCTTCTTTCCCTGGTGAGGGTATCGTGGCATTCGGACAGAAAACTTTACAAGAAAAATCATCTGCATTAGATAGAATTAACGTAAGAAGATTACTTATCAAAGTTAAGAAGTATATTGCTTCTACTTCAAGATACTTAGTGTTCGAACAAAATACAGCAACAACACGTTCAAGATTCTTAAATACAGTAAATCCATATTTAGAGGGTATCCAACAAAGACAAGGTTTATATGCATTTAGAGTAGTGATGGATGAGAGTAATAACACACCTGATGTAATCGATAGAAACATCTTAGCTGGTCAGATTTTCTTACAACCAACTAAAACAGCTGAATTTATCGTATTAGATTTCAACATCTTACCAACAGGAGCATCATTCTCAGCGTAAAAAATTAAAAAAAAGAGAAACATTATATTTATTAGTATAATAGGAGAAAAATAAAAATGGCAGAAGTATTAGAATTTAACGAGATGTTCTACACCAATTTCGAACCAAAGATGAAACATCGTTTCATTATGGAAATCGATGGTATTCCTTCATATCTTATCAAAACAGCAAATAGACCCTCAATTCAATTCGAAGCAGTTGAATTAAACCATATTAACGTAAAAAGAAAGTTAAAAGGAAAAGGGACTTGGCAAGATATTGAAATCACTTTATTTGACCCAATTGTTCCATCTGGTGCACAAGCGGTGATGGAGTGGGTTCGTTTATCACATGAATCTTTAACAGGTCGTGATGGATATGCTGATTTCTACAAAAAAGATGTTGACATCTATATGTTAGGACCAGTAGGTGATAAAATTGAGCAATGGAAAATCAAAGGTGCATTTATCTTAAACGCAACTTTCAACGATTTAGATTGGTCAAATGCAACAGACCCTGCTGATATTACATTAACGTTGGCATATGATTATGCAATCTTAGAATTCTAATATAAAGTTAAGAATAAAAATAAGAAAGGAGATAGAAATATCTCCTTTTTTTATAACTTTTTGTAAATTATATATTTATATACAAATAACAAAATAAAGGTTAATAATATGAGTGAAAATACATTTCCAACAGAAGTTATAACATTACCATCGGAAGGTAAATGCTATCCAGAATCAAATCCATTATCAAAAGGTACAATTGAAATCAAATATATGACAGCTAAGGAAGAAGAAATCCTTACTTCACAAAATTTGATTAAAAAAGGTATTGTATTAGATAAATTATTTGAATCTATCATAGTTGATAAATCAATTAATGTAGATGATATTATTTTAGGTGATAAAAACGCTATTATGTTAGCAACACGTATTTTAGGATATGGTTCACAATATAAATTTGAACTTACAACCGATGATGGTGAAACCGAAGAAATTTCAGTAGATTTATCAAAAGTTCAAACGAAGGAAGTTGATGTAAATAAATTAAATAGAGATAATCGTTATAAGTTTAAAACACCAACTACAAATACGGAAATTGAATTCAAAATACTTACACATGGTGATGAGAAAGCAATTGATGCAGATGTTAAAGCAATGCAACGTCTAAATAAAAATGCAGGTTCATCTGAATTGACTACTCGTTATCGTTATATGATTACATCAGTAGATGGTAAATCTGATTCTCGTACTATTGTAGATTTTATCAACAATCGTTTCTTAACTAGAGATACTAAGGCTTTTAGAGAATATTTAAAAGATTTAACTCCTGATGTTAAGATGGAATTTGATTATGAAAACCCAATAACGGGAGAAACGGAGGTACGCTCAATTACGATGGGTGTAGGGTTTTTTTGGCCTGCCGAGTAATTACTCCGTCATCTTGCATAAACAAATTTTTGAATTATGTTATTATGGCAATGGATTTACACAAATGGATGTATATAGATTACCAGTTCATTTAAGAAACTTTTATTATAATGAGTTAATAGAGGCCAAAAAGAAAGAAGTAGAAAATAATAAAAAAGCACAAAAACCTACAACTCAAGCAAGAGGACCAAATATAAATGTGAGGAAATAATTTCCTCACTTTTTTTATGCTCTATATTTATAGTAGTATAATTGGAGAATACATGAAAATAACCGAAAATAGTAAAAAATTATTTAAAGAAATTCAAAAAAAACATAAGTTAGTAGAAGTTGGATTTTTAGCTACAATTTTTAAAAAAATATTAAAAAATAAATTAAGTAATGATACTAATTTATTAAGTGCTTTAAAATCAGCCGATGTTGAGTTAGATAAGATTCGAGATTTTGCAAAAAAAGCAGAAGAACGAGGTGTTGAAGTTCCGCAATATTTAAAGAGGTATTTATAATAAATGGCAAAAAGACCAGAATTTTCAATTCAGAACCAAGAGTTAAAAGAAATGGAATACCTTACCAAATCAATTGGTAAGGCTATGGATACTATTGCACTCCAATCTGAAAGACATTTTGATGCATTAAATAAAGAAGTTGATTTAACAACTGCTATTTTAAAGACTACCGAAGAAACTGGTGATATTCAAGGTGCGTTAAATAAACTTAAAAATAGAGAAGGTACTATATTAAAACAGAATTGGGGAATTAATTCTGATATAAAACAAGAATTATTAGAACAAAATAAATTTGCACAACAAGCTCTACAAATAGAAATGCGTAGACGTGATATTGTGAAACAAGTAGCAGCATCTGCAGAAAATGTAACCGAAGGTATTAATGATGCTATAGATTCATTAAAATCATCTATTTCGGAAATACCAGTATTAGGTAAAGTATTTGATAGTTTAATACCATATGATAGTATAAAAGGTGGTATTACTAAAATGGGTAATGATTTTACACGTGGATTTAGTGTAATGTTTACTAGAAATTTACAACAAAAAAAAGGGTTTATAAAATCATTTTCATCTGGTATGACTGCCGGATTTGGTCAATTATCAAAAACATTAGGTCCATTATTATCAAACCCATATACAGCAGCAGCAATTGCTATAGCAGCAGTAGCAGCAGTAGGAGTTCTTGCTTTTTACAAAGTAGCCTCAGCAGCAAAAGCATTTAGAGAAGAAACTGGTTTATTAAATTCACAAACTGCTGGATTAGATAAACAAATGGTTAGTGTGTTGGGTAAAACTTCTGCATTGGGTGCATCATTAGAAGATATTTCAAAAAGTGCAGCAACATTCACTAATGAATTCGGTGGTATAGAGATGGCTTCAGATGAAGTATTGACATCTATGATGACTCTGAATAAAAACTTTGGTATAGGTCTTCAAGAAGGTGCTAAATTAAATAAAATATTTCAAAATATAGGTGGGTTATCCGCAGAACAATCTCAATACTTAGTTGGTCAGACAGTATCAATGGCAAAACTTGCTAATGTTGCACCACAACAAGTTATTAAAGATATGGCGGAAAATTCCGAATATGCATATAAATACTTTAATGGTTCGCCTGAAGCACTTGCTAAAGCAGCAGTTCAAGCAGCAAAATTAGGAACATCAATTGGTCAAGCTGGTAAAGTTGCAGATGGGTTATTAGATTTTCAAAATAGTATTACTGCAGAATTAGAAGCAAGTGCATTATTAGGAACTAATATTAATTTAGGTCAGGCACGTTATTTAGCAGCCAATGGAAAGATATTGGAATCACAACAAGCAGTTTTAGATGAAGTTGCAGCAATTGGTGATATATCTAAATTAAATACCTATGAGCAAGAAGCACTTGCAAAAGCAACAGGTATGTCATATGATGATTTGGTAAATCAACAAAGAATTAGAGAACGATTTGGTAAATTATCTGAAAAGGAATTGGCAACTGCAATGGAAGTGCTTAAGACCGGTGGTGATATAAGTAAAATGAATTCCGCAGATTTAGCAGTACAAACTGAAAAATTAGCAAAACAAAAAGAAATGCAATCAGAATTCGATAATGCAGGTAATCAACTTGCAGCTATTGGAAATGATATATTAATGTCTTTCATGCCAATTGGAATGACAATAATGAAAGCATTAGGACCAATTATGCAAATAGTTGGTGGATTAATTGTTGGATTCTTAAAACCATTTATGGCAATCATAAATAATATATTTGACCATATATCTAAAGCGTTCGCACCAATATCTAAACTGATGGGCCCATCTACTGGATTATTTGATATATTTGAACAGATTGGCGAGGTAATCGGATTTATTACATCATTATTTTATGGTCCAGTAGTTCTTGCAATAGAAACAGTTGTTGCCGCACTTAGTGGAGTTTTTGATATAATTGGTGGAGTTGTAAAATTATTTAAAGGTGATTTTATAGGTGGATTAACACAAATAGGTGATGGTATATTATCATTTATGTATAAACCATTTGTAGCAATGTTTAATACCATAATGGATTATGTAGAAGGATTCTTTACTATATTTGAAAGTTTAGGCCAATGGATGCATGAAAATTTAATAGACCCTATAAATAATTTTGTAGGTGGAATTGGTAGTGTCATTCAAAGTGTTGGTTCAATTTTCGGTGGAGGTGCACCGGAATCCGCAGGTCAAACTCCTACCCAAAGTGTAAACGATGGTGTAATGCAAAATGGTAGTGTAATTTCTACATCACCCGAAGATTATTTAATAGCAACTAAAAACCCTCAAGGATTAGCAAATGCAGTAGGTGGTGGTGGAATTGATATTTCTGCATTAGTAAATAAAATGGATGAAATGATACAAGCAGTATCTCAAAATAGAGATGTGTATATGGATAGAGAAAAGGTTTCATCTGCAGTAGTAAAAACATCAGAAAAAAGTTCACAAAATAGATTTGGATTATTAGGAGCGTAAATATGCCAACAATATTAGAATTATTTAAAGGTTCAAACAAAGATATAAATCCAAAGATATTGGACCAAACTCCTGTTGAAGATAAATTCAAAGGTTCTACACAAGAAAAGAATGTAAAATCAGGTCAATTATCTAAAGTAGAACAAGAGTTTAAGGGTGTTCGTTTCCGTAGTGGAGTTGAACTTAATAATCCTTTAATATATGGTAATCAAGCAATTCGAATAGCAACACGTTCAACATCATCAGTTGAAAAGATGAAAGATGCAACCGGTGGTTCTGCTGGAGATGGTGGATTGATTGGTAAAGGTTTAGGTAAAATAACCGAAGGTAAATTTGGTAAATTTGTATTTGGTGGTAAAGTAACATCCTTAAATCAGGCAAGAGATGGGGTAAATAGTAGATTAGGCATTCCACCTAATCTAATACCAACGAATGTATATAATACTGGTGATTTACAAAAAGGATTAGAACCAGATACGATGATTACTCTTAGTAAAATCAAAAATGATAATAAGGGAACGTTAGTTGGTAAATTCTTAAAACAAACTGGTGGTGGTAATCCTAAAACTTTGGGAACTCAAATATTAGGACAAGGTATATCATTAGTTAAAGATAAATTAAGAACTACACTTTTTGGTAATCCTAATTCATTAGGTGCTAATGGTGCACAAGCAAGTGTTAAATGGGAATATAGTTCTACATTACCATATTCAAAACAAATTAGTAATGTTAAATTTAATAGTAAGACGGTAAATGGAACTATCGAAAGTGCATCTACTAATATTACTAAAAAAATAACGCAAGTTCAATTAGATGCTAAAAAGAAATTAGGTCAAGCAGCATCAAATGCAACTGCTTTATTAAAAAAGAATTTAAAAGGAACAGAATCTAAAGCTCAAATTGATAAAGTTGTTGAATCTAAAACAAAACAAACAACTGCAACTGCATCTACATATAGTGAGAAATTAGATGGATATAGAACCGAAGATGTAACCGAACGTATTGATTTATCTCTCGTATCACCAATTAAAGGAATTGATAGAAAAGAAACAAAGGGTGTATTTGGTAAATCAGAATACGCGTTCAGAGCACCAGATAATAATACTGGTAAAGCAATGCCATTTGACCCAACTCGTTCATATACCGGTGTTGCAGGCGAACAAAGCATACCAACATTAGAAACCAAATATGGTTTAACATCTAATAATGGTGATAGTGTAAATAAGATATTTCAAGCAGGTCCTAATACGGAAAATAGAGATTTAATACCTATTCAAATGAAAGGTATAAATGATAAAAAAGTAGAATGGGTTGCATTCAGAGCAACTATGACAGGGTTTACTGAAACAGTTACACCTTCATGGGAAAATTCTAAATTTGTTGGTAATCCATATAATTATTACACATATAGTGGAGTGGAAAGAAGTGCAAGTTTTACGTTGAAGTTTTATTGTATGAATGTAAATGAACTCGATGTAATGTGGAAAAAAATTGATTGGTTGACTAAAAAAACATATCCAACAATTACTGATACAAAATTGGTAAATGCACCATTTATTAAATTGACGTTGGGTAGTATTTATGCAGATAAAGTGGGATTCATCAATTCACTAAGTTACACAATTGCAGATGATATTACTTGGGAAACTAACAAAGGATTTTGGTTACCAAAAGTAGTAGATGTTCAAATTGAATTTAAAATAATAGATTGGGCTGGACAAGAAAAATTACTATATGCAAAACCACTTTCAAAAGATTCGCTTAAAGCAATCAATGCAAAACGTAAAGAAAGTAATAGTCCTGTAATTAATTTAAATCCAGTTTCAGAAACTTCAAATACAACTGCAAACACACTTAATGTTGATAAATTTGGTGTAGAACAAACTGCAGCAGAAACTAGTGAAAATTCTAAACCAAAATCCATAGATACTGGTAAACCGGCAGAAACTCCAAAACAAAATAATGACCAAGCATCATTAAGTTCAATTGTAACTAATTCAAAATCTGAATGGGAAGTTGAACGTGAAAAACGAATGGAAAAAATAAAAGCTAAAGGATTACCTGAAGCACTTTGGTATGGATTAAGTATGGATGAAGGTGTGGATATAAATTCTATTAAAAAAGTAAAAGAAAATGTTTATTCGTATTATATGAAATATGGTAATGAGGGTAGAACACAACATTTATATGCTGAAGTAAATGGTAATGGATATAGTGGTGGCCAATATGATATGTGGGTTGCGTACGATAATAAAGGTGTAGACCCGATGAAAGATACATCAACGACAGGTAAATTACAAACTGCAACTCCATTTTAATAAACTATAATATTTAATAATATATGGCAAGTAGATATTCAAATAACGAAATTCAAAAACTGAAAGATGGTAGAGAAGTATATAGAACAAAAATATATCCAAACATACCACTTTCGGATAATGATATTTATGCAGTGACCCAGACGGGTGATAGATTGGATACACTTGCATATCAATTCTTTGGAGATGCATCGTTATGGTGGATTATAGCAACTGCTAATAACATTCACGACGCACCATTTGCAATTGCGGATGGAACAATCCTAAGAATTCCACAAAACTATACTGAAATTATAAATCAATTTACATAACAAATGCCAGGTTCTTTTCCACAATATTCAAACATATATCCACAATTAGCAAATCTTTTAAAAACTAGAGGTGGTAATAATCGTCCTATGCAACAGGGTGGAGTGAGTGGATTGAGTACATGGGTTAGATTGATAAGTGCAGTTAAACCTAAAAATGGATTATCTGGTATTGTTTTAGAAACTATTGGTAGTAAATCTACCACATTTTCTACTAACTATGGAAATGATACAAAAGCTGGTATTATTGGATATAGTTTAGATAAACAACCAATAAATGCTCCACAAGGAAGAGGATTAAGACCATCGCCTATAATAACGAGTGTATCAATAGATGAAACGGCAGAAGGAGGTTCTAGAACTGCAAATATATCAGTAACTGCATATACACTTGAACAAGCGGATGCACTTTCTGTATATCTTTTAGAACCTGGATTTCATTTATTGGTAGAATGGGGTTGGAATATAGATAAAGCTGTTTCAGAAAAATGTGGTGCTAAAAGTAACACCATAACTCCATGTCATATTATAGAATACGATAATTGGTCAGTTATTAAAACAAAACGAGAAAAATCAGGATATACTTATGATGCTGTTTTAGGAATTGTAGTTGGGGGTGGTATTTCTTTTGGTGATAATGAAACTTACAAATTAGATATAAAACTTACTGGTGTTGGTAATGTTGCAGAATATATGCAAACACATAGAGATGCCAATAAAATTGATGTTGCTAAAGCAGATACAAGTAACACTTTCAACGCACAACAAATTGATTCTGCAGTTGGTTCAAAACAAATTGGAAAGGCACTTTTCATGCAAATGTTTAATGAACTTCCTGGTCAAAAAAGAACACTATTAGTTAAAAAATTAGTAGATGTACCATATTGGTCAGCAGAGGCTAATTTTATCAATATGGATAAAGTTATTAGAGACCAATTAGCAGATTCACTTTCGGATGCAGCTGAATTGAAAAGTAAAGATGCAACAAAAGATGCACAGATTCCAAAGGATATACCTTTAGTAACAACTGATAGATTTATTCGATTTGAACTTGCATGTGAAATTATAAATTCATATCCTTTAATTTTAACACCACAAAAGGTAGGTAATTGTAATAAGAAATCTAGAGACCAACGAATTAAAATTCAAAATACAATATGTAGTGGATTTCCACATATGTTTTCAACGGATAAATCTAAATTATTTATTCCAAACACAACTGCTCCAAGTTTTAAACTTTTAGATGCGTTATCTGCAACAAAAGAATTGACTGATTTTATAAATTATACAAATTTAAATGATTCTAAGAGTTTAGCAAATTTACATCCACTTACGGGAACTACAACCTATGACCCGCTACAATGGCCTAATGGTTCTGCTACTGATTTTGCAACAGGACAAACAAGACCAGTTCCATATGCATTTCCTGCAACATATGATTTAAAACTACAAAATCAAGTAGATAAATCATTTAATCCTATAATAGAAAGTAAGGGGTTTTGGGGTCATTTAAAAAATTTATATATCAACTATGATTTTTTTATAGAATGTATATCTAAGCCAAACTTTGTAGTTAGAGATGTATTTTATGAGATGTTGAATGGTATGTCATCAGCATGTAATTCAATTTGGAATTTTCAAATTATGGAAACTGTCAATACTAAGACAGGAGATTTAGAACTTTCAGTAGTTGATTTGAATTTTTCAGGTGTAGTAAATACTGATGATATTACAACATTACAAGCTAGAGGAGTTGAATCACCATTTATAAGTTGTGATTTTAATGTAGAAACTCCTGGTGCTATGATTTCATCACAAGTTCAGAAAAAATTGAATTCATCAATTGAACATAGTCCTGAATTAAACCCACGTCCTATGTTGGGTAATGTTTTCAGTTCAAATGAAGACAGAGTCGGAACTATATTACAAGGATTGAAAGAATTGAAAAAGGAAGAAGAAGTGAAGGAAGATAAAAATACACCACCTCCAAATAAATCTGCAGATGAATTAGAAAAAGAGGCACGTTCTTTGAATTACGAATATTATACTAAAACTGGTGCTGTATTACCTAAAACTCAAGATAGAAATGGTAAGTTAGATATAACTAAAACATTCCTTGATATGAAATCAAATGATAGTACAATAGAAGAATTGTTGATGGTTGGTGCATGGAACGATACTTCTGCCTTAAGACAAGTATTTTTATTAGATAAAGGATTAGCAAAAGGTGGGGTAAGTGGTAAAAGTGTAGAAAGTAATAATAAACAAAATCCACCATTTGGGCTTGCATCGTTTAATTTTAGAGTTCATGGTGTAAGTGGATTTAAAGTTGGTGATAAATTTAGAATAGATGGGTTACCGAGTAAATTCGGTGCACCTAATTTCTTTCAAGTAGTTAAAGTTGACCATTCAATTGAAAGTATGAGTTGGTTTACCGATATTAAAGGTGAATTACGTGTAATAGGAGGTGAAAAATAATGAGTATATTAGATTCATATAATAAATTAATGAAGAAAAGTGTAATACCATACACTTCATTTTCTACACATATACCCACACCATCGGAATCCGATTATAAAAGAGGGTACATAACTCGTTACTTTACACAATCAGCAGATAAAAGTAATGGTCCTATATCTGAAATTAATGCAACAACATTTAGTAGATTACAAAACAACCCATTACAAGTTACAATTTCATTAAAATGGAGAATAACTGGTCCAAAAGAAACTCAATATAGAGAAGATGGACAATTATTAGATATGAGTGTATCGGAATCAAACCGAAGAGCTATTTTATTGCATTATGATAAAATACCAAATCTAAAATTATATTTACCAAATCTTTTACAATTTTACAAATAATATATATTTATATAAAATAAACAAAAAGTTATGGCTTACAAACATCTTACAACAGAAGAACTTCAACAAATGTCATTTGATTGGAGATATCGCGGATTCACCGTCTTAGAATTACTTACCGAAGAAGAGGTTGATGAAATCAATACAGAATTAGATAGATTGCGTTTAGAACGAAATGAAAAAGAACCAGGAAAATGGCAAGAATTCGAACCAATTATGTATCCACATAGAGAATCCGAAAAAATTGCTAAATTATTTGCACATCCAAAAATTTTAGAAGCAGCAGAATTCTTAATGGAAGGAAATGTAGTTGGATTACAAACATGGGGTTATTATAAACCAAAAGGTGAATTGGGAAGAGACCAACATCAAAATGCATTCTACACTGGTTGTGGACATAATGAAATTATCAATACTGCGTTGGCATTAGATAATCACGACCCTGATAATGGTGCAGTTTGGAATTATGAAGGTTCACATCGTTTGCCTGTATTACCGGTAGAGGATAATGAAGAGCGAAAAGCAACCAATACTGATAATTGGAGAAGTGAAAGAGGAATCAGTTGTGTAATGCCAGAAGGTCATGATTTCCGTAAAATAGAAGGATATTTGAAAAAAGGACAAGTTGCATTATTACATTCGCATGTAGTACATGGTTCAGAGCCAAATAGAGACCCGAATAGAATGAGAAGAAATTTCTTAGGTGGGTATTTGAAAGAGGGTGCATATTTTAATCCTGGTAAACAAATGAAACGTGAACCAATTAATATGTACGAATTAAGAAAAAAGCACTGGGGTGAGTAAATTTGAACACATTTATGTATTTGGGTGTTCCTATTCATTAGATACAAATCAATTAGGTGAAAAATACGATACATATTCAGAATTATTAGCAGATAAGTTCGGAATTGATAGAGAACGAGTTTATAATTATTCAATAAATGGTAGTTCTAATTTTGAAAATTTATATTATTTAAATTGTTTAAATTCAAAATTAAATTTTTTACATCCAAATAGTAGTAAACGATTTCAAATATATGGTAATTCGTTACCAATTCAAATTTACGATAATTCGTTAATACTATTTCAATTAACGTTTTGGCATCGATTTACATTACAACATACTATAAATCGAAAAGATGGTAGTTTTGAGTTGATTCCGCTTAGTCCTCATCGAAAATATGATGATTCCGATTTGACAGATTTTTGTGAAATTTATTACAAAAAATTATCAAATGAAATATTATTACAACGAAATACTATTTTACCCATTTATTATACTTTAAAGGGAATTATATCCGAATATAATAATACATCCACCATAATGTATTCGTGGCAAGATGTAAATAATGATATTAAACAATATATTCCATCTAATTTAATAAACATACACCAACTTAGTACCGATAATGAATGGACACATCATTCTAAACTTAAGAATGGAGATTTACATCTAACCTCAGCAGGACATTCACATTTTTCAGAATATTTGATGAAATATATAACTAATTAAAAATCAATATTTTATAACCCGTTGAAACCCAACGGGTTATTTTTTTGTCAAAAAATAATTTATAAATTGTTTGGAAATGTGAAAAATTCTTCGTATGTTAGCTTTGTAATTGAGAGAGATATGAAATTAAACATTATAGAGATTATTTGGTTCGGAATGAGGGTCTTAAAAGTATTAGGATATTAAAATTTAAAAATATGGAAAATATGTTAGGTTACACAAATTTTAATCGCCACCAAAATATGAGTGGTGAAACTCTAAGAGAGATTGGTTCTCTTATTGATATGGTTCAATTCGGTCCAAATGGTGATGATGGTGTAGATAGACGTTCCGAAGATGGGTTTAACCTAATAAATGAGTTATATGGGTTATATGATGGGTATTTATACGATGATTTGTTAGTTTTGGGTAAAAAACTTCTAAATTCAGAGTTATCCGGTCGTTTAGAATCGGTAGTAAAAATAGTTGAAAAATATCCAAAAATATAGGTTAAAAAATTTGGAAAATCCAATAAAAAGCCCTATATTAGCTATATAAGATTGAGAGATAATAAAACTTTAAAATATAAAATTATGAGCTTACCATTTAACCTTAATTCAGTATTGGAAACTTCTAAATTAGTAGAAGGTTGGTCATCAGTTGCAAGTGCTTTCCCAGTCGAAGGTCGTTTTACTAAAAGAGTAATTACATATTCGGAAGCAGTTATGGAGGCATTGAATGAGGTTGCTGAAGATTATTCAGATTGGCCAGAAGACCAGGGGTTTGGTAGTTCAGATATGACATATGTTCGTAAATCATTTATTGATACGATGATTGATATTGCTAATCTTAGAGGTTATTATCAAACCGATTTCAAACCTTATTTAAAAGTGGTTGAGTATTCGGAGATTGATAAAGAAGATTATGATTTGCGTAGAGAACAAGGATTTTAATTTAAAATTTAAAAGATATGATAAAGACTAAGAAAAATACAGGCATTGAAATTGATTTAACTGGCCCACAAGGTAACGCGTTCTTTTTATTGGGAACTGCAATGAATCTTGCAAGACAATTAGGATTAAATTCGGAAGAAGTTTGTGAAAAAATGAAAGAAGGTGATTACGAACATTTGGTTCAGACCTTCGATAATTATTTTGGAGATTTTGTAACTTTATACCGATAAAATTTGGAAATGTGAAAAATATTTCCTATATTAGCTGTATAATAAATGATTAAACTATAAACGATATGAATTCTTCCATTTTTGATAATCTTCCCGCGGGGTCGTTCTTAGATGTGACCGTTTCACTTAACGGAAAGGTTAAGACCCGTAACCTTAAAATATGTAAGGTTAAACCCCGCTCAGTTCTCTTTATTCACGTTGATAAACCTAATAGGGTAAATACCTTCTTTAAGATAAAATATAGTGATATTGAGGAGTATTTTAACGCAATTGGGTTATTGGTACTCAAAGATGGTAAGATACCTGATAAATGGGAATCTGCTTGGGATTCAATCACTTCACCTTCACAAATGGTTCGAAGTTATGGTAGATTTGCTCAGGCATCTAAACCCTTTCGTTCAACAACAAATTCAGTAGCTGGATTTCAAATGGTATAATTATGAAAATTGAATCACTTTTACCACCAACATCGTTTCAATCAGTAATATCCGGTCAATGGTATATCGTAACAACCGACCCTAAATTAGGTTGGGTTAAAGTAGATAGAAAATATAGTTGGGCTGAGTTAGAAAAAATGTGGACAAAAACTATTACTAAGTTTAAAAAAACCGAAGAAGTAGTAGTATCACTACCAATAAAATCAGAAAAACAAACCTTTTCAGTAGAAGGTAGTAAAGGTAAGATTTATGAAGTAACAAATATAAATGGTAGATGGAGTTGTTCATGTCCGGCATATGGATTTAGTAGAGGAAAAGATTGTAAACATATAAAAGAATTAAAAACTAAAAATTAAAAATTATGAGTAGTATTTCAGTTGATGTAGACATTGAAGATATTCTATGGGGAATGTCCGATTATGAAAAACAAGAATTAGTAGATGACCTTTATGATGAAGGAATTGTAGCTAAAAAAGATTCTCGTTATGGAGATGAAGGTAATGGTTCTGATTTTGATGATGAAGTTAGAAAATTATTAGGAAATAGTTGGAGATTATCCAAAGAAGATGAAGCAACAATTTTACGAATCACCAATAAAATCATAGGATAATGGGAGTAGATATATCAGGTAAAAATCCAATAAACGAAACCGGAGATTATTTCGGTTCTAACTGGTGGGGGTGGAGACCTATCAACCATCTTTGTCAAATGGCAATTTATGATTCTAAGTTAGATTACAATACTGATTATTGGGGTTCTAATGATGGTAAAGGATTGGAAAACGCAGAAGAATGTAATAATCTTGCCGATGCATTAGAAGAATTATTAGGTAATGAAATTGATGCAAAACAAGATGATGAAAGAGTGTATCTATGTTTAGGTAGTTGGTGTGAAGCCGGAACTGGTCAAATGATTAGTAGTGAGGTTGATATGAGTTTAAACCAACAATATGAATATGGTAGTATTCATTATACACCAATCGTAACCGAAAGTGGTATGTTAGTAGAATCATCACATTCCACATCAGTTGGTAGAATCAAACAATTTATTGAATTCTTACGAAATTGTGGAGGATTTGAAATATGGTAATTTATATAGAACATACAATTGGATTAATGTTTCATCAAGCAATGGAGAAAGGAGAAGATGCTGTGATGGAAGTTCAAAAACTAATTGATTCGGGTACAATTAAAGAAACTGAAAAAGGATACAAATATTTAGTGATAAACGATAAACAAGACGAAAATGTTCAAAGCAATTAAAAAGAAATTCTTTCCAGAGTATGAAATGAATGAGAAAGAGCAACTTATTTACGATGTTGTAAAAAACTTATGTGCACAAGAAGATACTGATTTAAAAGTTGCACCTCTTAGTCATAAATACTTTATGGTAAATAAGAGATTATTGTATTGGGTTCGTTTAGATGAATTTGGAGTAACAATTACAAATCACAAATTTACTCTTAGTAATTCATTTACTACCACCTATCATCAAATGTTATTAAAAATGGTAGAAGAATCGATTGAAAAAAATCGAAACGAATTCGAAGAAACCGTCTTTCAAAATGAAGTAGAGTTATTACATTCAATTAAGACTAATATCTTATCGGGTAGTGCTCAATTTTAATTTGGAAATACAAAATAAATTTCGTATCTTTGTAGAATGATTATAGTAGAATCTCAAAATGAGATAAATGATTTTATAGACCGTTGGGGTAACCAATCCTCAATGGTCATTCCTATTTGGGCTGATTTGGATTTACATCCGATGAATACTCATTTATCATTTCTCTATGTCCATTTCAAAGATGGTGATTATATTGTTCCATTTGACCATAATGATTGCGAGAACATTCAAATAGACCTTTCCCAATCTACACAAACAAAATGGGTATGGAATAAAAAAGGAATTTTACAAACAAACTTAGGATTACAATCCGTTAGAGATATACAAGCGGAATCATTCTTTATATACAATACTTTAATCGATTTAAACACCGAAATTGAACCCATAACGAACTTTTATACTCGTTTGGGGTTACGAGATAATTTAGGTAAATCACTCCCTATAATGAAGTGGATTGAGGTATTAAATGGTATTATTAAGAAATACTCATTTTTACCATTATTAGAGAAAAGTGGTAAAATGGAGTGGATTGATGAAACGATGATTCCTATCCTTTCAGATATGGAACGAAAGGGACTCCACGTCGACACCGAAAAATTTTTTGATAGATGGCCACACAACTCCAAACACCTACACAACGATATTATTTGGACAGAGTATAACCCATATACCCTTACATCCCGTCCCTCCAACCGACACGGAGGTATCAACTTTGGTGCACTTAATAAAAAGGATGGTTCGAGAGAAGTTTTCATTCCACGAGATGGAACGATGTTTTTACAATTCGATTATGATGCGTATCACGTTCGAATTATTGGTAAGTTGATTGGATATGATTTACCGAAGACCTCCGTACACCAATGGCTAGCAGACCAATACGGATGTCCTTATGATGAATCCAAAGGAAGAACATTCCGAATCCTTTATGGTGGTGTGAGTGAGGAAGATAAAGAAATTCCGTTCTTTAAGGAGGTAGATGAGTTCATACAACGGGTCTATACCGAATCCCAACAAAGAGGATACATCCTAACCCCAAAGGGAAGGAAAATACCTCTAAGTTGGATTGAAGGTGAGAATCCCCAAAAGGTATTTAACTATTTATTACAAGCGACAGAAACGGAGTTTAATATGGAAGTTCTGAAAAAGTTAAAAGGAAGTGAGATGGAGTTGCCAATTCTTTATACCTATGACTCATTCCTATTTGAATACAATTTGAGCTGGGATACGGAGAGGGCAAAGGAGATTAAGTCCGTGCTCGAAAGTTTTGGATTCCCAATTAAGGCAAGTTGGGGTATGGATTACTCAAAAATTTAATATTTATATACTAAACGAGAGGATTTAGTATATGAAAAAATTTTTTACACTAATTTTAGTGTTATGTTTCGCCTTAGGTCTTAAGGCACAAGATGTGGTAGTTCTAAAACATACAAATTACACATCACATTTTAGTAAATCAAAAAAATATCCGGTATTGGTAGAATGGTGGGAAACCAAAGCAAAAGTTGGTTGTCCAAATCCTTTACCACGTAAAGATAATTTCAAGCCCGACCCTTTATTACCAAAAGAAACAAATATTGGTGCGGATTATGTAAATAGTGGAACGGATAGAGGTCATTTAATGCCTGCAAAATCGAATCAATGTCAAACCCCTGCGGTACAAGATGAATGTTTCTATTATTCTAATATGGCTGCACAATATCATTCATTAAATGCAGGTGATTGGAAATCATTAGAAACCCTTACAAGAGAATGGGCAGTAAAACAAGATTCAGTTCATATCTGGGCTGGAAATGTTGGTGTTGCAAAAACTTTGGGTGTAAATAAAGTTGCAGTTCCGACACAATGTTGGAAAGTAGTTTATATAGTGAAATCAAAAGAGTGGTTAGCATATTTATTTGAGAATAATACATCTAAACCAGATGGTATAAATAATAACAAAGTTTTAGTTTCGGATATTGAAAAATTAACAGGTTTGAAATTTAAATAATTTCGAAGGATAAACTATTATGGCGGATAAACGAATTTCCCAACTTAACTCACATACAACTCCAAGTGGAAGTGACCTTTTAGTAATCGTAAATAACAACGAAACTAAGAAGATTACTTATGCGGATTTAAAAGATTCCATTGTCATTAATAGTGATAATGCTTTATTAAATGCATTTTCAGCATCATATTTGAATGATTCTGCATCATTTCATACAAGAATTACTGCAGCAACTAACGAACAAAGTTTAACACATTTAGTTACAACATCTTCGTTTAATATCTTATCTGCAAGTATTGATAGTAGAGTAGATAGTTTAGAAAATTGGAGTTCATCATTAGATTCTACATTCGCAACGGATTTACAAGTTTCGATTGTAAGTAGTTCAGTAGCAGCAACAATTGGGATTATATCTCAAAATACCGGATTAGTTACAACATCATCTTTCAACGAATACACTGCAAGTATTTCAACAGCAAGTTTAGTAGATAGATTAAATGATTTAGAAAGTCATACAGGTTCTTATTTAACATCGTTGAATGGAACAATTAGTGGTTCTTCGCAATTAACAAGTTCATATGATAGTAGATACGTTTTAAGTGGTTCGATTACACAAACAACATGGGATAATATTAGTGGAAAACCGATTGGTTTAGTTTCACAATCTACTGATATATCATCTTTAAACTCATTTACTGCATCTTATTTTACAAATAGTTCATCATTTGATAGCAGATTAATAAATTTAAATTCTTATACATCTTCAAATGATTCTTGGAAAGATGGTGTGACAAATGATGTATCGGCAATTCAAAGTGCTATATCATCTTTAAATAATACATACGCAACAGATGCAGCTTTAAATGCATATACATCTTCAAATGAATCATGGAAAGATAGTATAACAAATGACATATCAGCAATTAATGGGGTTATATCATCTTTAAATAATACATACGCAACGGATGCAGAAGTTGCAGCAGGATATGAAGCGAAAGGTAGGGGAATTATTAGTGGTAGTTCTCAATTAACCGGTTCGTTTGATACACGATATACATTAAGTGGTAGTGTGGTAAGTGGAACAACTCCTGCTGGAACAATTAGTGGTAGTTCTCAACTCACATCATCGTTTGATAGTAGATACTCTTTGAGTGGTAGTGTTTTAACTTCATTCTCATCATCGGTAGATAATAGATTGGATACATTAGAAGCAACTATTATAAGTGGTAGTATAAATTATACGCAAGTATTAGGAAATAGAAGAAGTAGCATCACAACTGTCGGTGTATCCATAATAAGTGGAAGTATTACCACAACTGGTAATCCTGTCCAAATTATGGTAACTGGTGATGCAAACCCGACAACAACGGCTTGGTGTAGATTACAAATTTTTAGAGATGGAACTGGAATTGGAAATATCATTCAGGTTGAAAATAGTTCCAATCTGAATGTTCCATATTGTTTAAATGTAATAGATACTCCAACGACAGGAACTTATACATATAGTATGAGGACGGTTGATACAATGTCAGGTACTTTTGATTTTGGTGAATACAATGGTCCTTTATTAACAGCAGTAGAATTAAAAAGTAATACACAATTGCCATCCGGTCTTATTAGTGGAAGTTCTCAATTGACTTCTTCGTATGATACTCGTTATACATTAAGTGGTTCAGTTCAACCTTTACCAAATGGTGTAATAAGTGGTTCATCACAATTAACTGCATCATATGATACTCGTTATACATTAAGTGGTAGTGTAGTAAGTGGAACAACTCCAACTGGAACTATTAGTGGTTCTGCACAAATTTCAGCATTTGGATTTGTTAGTGGTAGTTATACAACAACATCATCATTCAACTCATTCACTGCATCTGCACAGACAGTAACAACTGGTTCAAATTCATTTAACGGAACACAAATAATTACCGGTTCATTAATAGTAACATCTGGTTCATTTATTGGTTCACAGTTTACTGCAAACACATCATCACTTTATTTGACAAGTGGAAGTAATATGTATGTTCAAAATAATGGATTAGTAGAAATTACTGGTTCATTGGTTGTAAGTGGTTCAGTAAATATAATAACAACATCTCCATTACGAATCGGAACTGGTAGTGGCGATGAGGGTGGAGAAATCCAATTAGCATTAGCACAAACAAATCAATCTCTAACAGGTAGTGTTATTACTGATGTATATAGAAATCAATTTAGAATTCTAGAAAGTGGTGGAACATATAGAGGTGTAAATATAGATTTAAGTAAAGCACCTGCAAATGCTGCCGGTGAATTGGTTTGGAAAACAAGTGGAATGGTAAATGCGGGAACATTTGTAACATTAGATAATATAAAAGCAACAGTCACATCAAGTGGTAATAGAGGATTAAGTATTGCTGCAGTATCCACAAACTTTACCGCAAATATATCAGCATATTATGCTATGAATGGTGGTATGTCAGGAACTGCAACAAATAATTTTTCAGTAACAACAACCCCAACATCAACACTTTTTACTTGGAATTTTACAGCAGAAGGTGATGGTGCATATTATACAATTCTAGATAAAACAAATAATAGAATGTATCGTGTTACTATGATGATTGGTGCATCTTATAACAACAACTTTATTTCAATAGAGAGATTATACTAATATGGCAATAACATTTGTAAATGGAGTAACGATAGGTGCAAATTTGGGAACATTCTCAAATCCTGCCCTTTCTGCCGTTCAATTATACAATGCTGGAGTTAGAACAAATGGTTGGTATTGGATAAAGACTGGAATGATGACAGGTTCGGTACAAGTTTATTGTAATCAAACCGATAATGGTGGAGGTTGGATGCTAGTTTCATACAATCCTTCTGGTTCAACTCAATTGGGCTACCCATATCCAAATGCGGATAGTGGAAGTTTATCAACACCATCATTCATAAAACATTATAGAAACGCAGAAAATCTTTGGTTTAATGTGAGTGGAAGTGCACAATGTAATTCAGTAATGAGAATGGCATCAACTGCATCGGTTCAACCACATTTATCAAATTGTAGTATTGCACATCAAACCGTCTATAATAATCCGAATGTATTAGATATTGATACGAGAGCAACACAAATCTTAAAACTTTCAGCACCCCTAACAGGTAGTTGGACTGCATTAAAAGGATATACATCTATGACAGGTTCATTGCCCGTTGCAGCACCATGTGATTGGTTATATGATACTGCACAATGGTGGACGGTAAATGGACCAACAAATGTTTATCCTGATGCACCTTATGGTAGAAGTGGAAACGCATTGGGAACAGGTGGTTGGACTAATAGAAATACAAATCAAGTGTATGGATTATTAGGAACTGCAACAACTACTACAAGTGCTAATACAACAAATTTCAACACATTAGCAGTTTATATAAAATAAGATATTTATACATATGCAGTATATAAGTTGGCAAGATTGGTATAGTAAATGGAAGGATAAAAAACCTTTGAATGAGATTACATCTGATTACAATTGTTTTATCTACCAATACGAAACTTACGAACAATATGAATATTGTTTAAGAAAATTAGGAAGCGAAACAAGATATATACTTCAACAAGACAGAAACGATATTTTACAACAAAATGGATTTAGATTAGTATGGCAGATAAAACTATAACCGAATTACCAAACTTAGAAACCTTATCAAACGATGATGTGTTTGTATGTGTAGATATTAGTGAAGAAACTACTAAAAAAGTTACATATGGTAATTTGATAAATAATGTAACGGGTTCAATTCCTCCTGGTTTGGGTGGAAGTGGATTAGGTTGGGCAAGATACGATGATACGCAATACACAACCGCATCGGTATTTACTGTAACAGTTGCAGCAGGAGAACAACCTTTACCTAATAATGCCGGTAATACAATAGAAACTCATTTACATTCTTCAATTTCATTCTATGATAGTGGTTCTAATAAAATTCAAGTAGAAAATGAAGGAGATGTTTATATGTGCACGGTCGTATTTGATGCAAAAACTTCAAATGCAAACGGAACATCTATGAGAATTCAGTTAGATAATACAACCGGAACTCCCTATGAAAGAGTTGGTAAAGATTTATTCTTCGGAAAAGGAAATGATGTATGGCATGAATTCCATGAAGTATTTCAGTATTATGCGGATGAAGATTTTTTAACAAATGGAAACCGATGGAATGTTCAAGCATTTGGGAATACTATCAGTATAGCAAATGTGATATTCTTTATTCAAAGAACTCAAAATCACGGTCACTAATTAGAAATAGTTTCGTTAAAATTTGGATAATTCAAATATATTTCGTATATTTGTAAAACATAAATTAGTAAAGAAATGCAAAAGAGATTTATTAACAAATTATTGAGAGAACTTTCTTATCGAAGTAAAGAGGGCTATCCTATCC